GTTACTGGTAGTGGTCACCAATGAAAGCAAGCAGCAATCAATGCGTCTACTAATTTACTTTCGCCTTGTTTGATTTTGGATTTAGCATAGGTAACATTGTCTGCGTTGTCGCCTTGTCGGGTGATGATGTGCACGCCCCGAGGTGTAGTCAATGTGGTTAGATGCATAGTTACTTTGTCTTCGCAGTCTGCTGCGTTCTTATCTAAATCAAGGGCAATCTTAGATGCCCAAACTTCTGATCGAGTGATGATACCTACACATCCATCTGACTTGCATTCACGTATCATGTCCTCGTCATAGAGAGCTGTATATAAATCACCGTAGGTTTCTTTGTATCTGATTGCAAGAACCTGTGAGTCATCTTCGATTATCTCTGAGTTCACAATAGTTAGCTCGTCGTCTGTGTTTAAAACGAGATACCAGATCTCTGTTGATGAATCATCTATCGCATCCTTGGATGCAAAGAACTCTTCTATCTTGATGAAGTCTTTAAGCTCTTGCGTAAGTCCTTCTTGGTTGATGTTGTCGTACGCTTCGCGCATGATGTCATCTATTTGATCTTCAAACCCCACGTACTACCTCCTGTTTAGCTCGGTACAAAGCGTAATCTTTAGCACGCTCTACTGCTTCAGGTGATAACTTATCTGATACTCCAATGGCTAACTCTGCAATCACAGCACCCATGTGTGGCGCTGCCTTAATTGCAGCTACTAGTAATTCAACTAACAGGTTCTCCATCAATTCTAAATCTTCAGTTGAGAACAGCTTTGTTGTCATTTCGTTTTCCCTTCTCTGTCATTTGTTTGTTTGAATGATTGTTCGCACACGTTGGTGGTTCCGATAATTTAACGTGTGTTATTAACTCCATATTACATTGGTTGCAACGCCATTCTTGTTTCATTGATTGATCCCTCCCTGCATGGGCACGGCTTAACATAGGTAACTGTACGCCCATTCTCTAGTTGCCTTGTGTACCTTTCGTTTGTTGTAGTGATGCCATCGTCCCAGCCTGAGCCGTAACACACAGGGCATACTGATGTTTCTTCTTTAGGTTTCAGTTGTTTCATTACTTGCTTCACTCTATGCAGCGACGGGAAGTGTCCATCTTTTTCTATTATAAGTAGAGCTGATCGGCAAAGATCAACTGATGCTTGTCGTAGTTCTTTATCTTCTCGCCATCCTGCTTTGATTGTGTTGCGTGCTAGTTGTGTGCCAGGGTATAGCGCACACAATCTATCTACGAATCGCTCTATGTTTTCTGGCAGCATCAACCCTCCGTTTGTCTATCTCGTTTTCAATAACAACTACACAGTTGTATAGCTCATCTTCTTCTAATCTACCTACGAAAGCACGTCGCAAGAACTTGGACATACTCATTAGCATCTCGTCTGTCATAGTGATTTCTTTGCCCATTCCACCCTCGCCTTGTGTTTACGTCGTTCGTTTAATGTCATACCACCCCATATTCCGTAGTGTATGTGGTTGTCGATAGCAAAATTTAAGCACTTGTCTTGGACTTTGCAATCCCCACATAGCTCTTTGATCGCTGCTCTTTCTGCGGTGCTGTTGCCACGCTCGGGAAAGAACAGGTCGGTTGATAAACCTTTGCAGGCTGCATCATCTGACCAGTCAAAGTCTTTGTTAAATAAAGACCATTCGTTTAGTAGTTCCATATCCCTTTCCTTTTTGTCTCTCATTGGTTTCCTATCCGATATTCCAGGGACTCCACCCCGCAACGTCGTAAAGGAGTTTGCCTGCTATCAAGTTTGTGAGCGGGTCAAACAGTATAGACTGCTCGCACGCCTTAAGTCTCTTGCAAATAAGCCCATGATATTGGGCATGATCTTGCTTCCAATGCACCCCATTGATCTGGAGTAGCCCTGTGTCTGACCTGTGGCTCCACTCGGAAACCCTTATAATGTTGCAGTTCTTATCAACCACGTCACCCCCAGCACGGTTGGGGCAGCCACCTGATTCTCTCAAAATTATCTGACCAAGTTTCTGCCATGTAGATTTCGGCCACCCAGCTTGTGCTGCCAAAACAGGGAGCCACGATATATCCCCGTGCTTGAACACTATCGGTTTCGCAAGGTCCAGCTTCTCGTGATTCACGTGCCTCACTTGCCACCTGGTCGAGGAAGATGTCAAGATTGAATCTGAAGAGGGGGCTATTGCAGCGTGGACTTGTGAGCCCAGCGTAATAATCCCCATCAATGGCACGGCTAAGCACCGTATAAGTTTTCTCATTGTTCCCTTCCATTATAGTTTACTCCTGTATCCCTTATGAAATAAGGCTTATGATTTCTGTGAATTCTGTGAGTGTCATTAACACGATACCTTCTGTTGTTCCGTCTGGCATTGCCACCATTATAAATGGACGAATGTCACCCAACGCCTTTGCTTGATCGCTCTGTGCTTTCGCGTTTTTGAATCGTGTATAAATCGGACCGACTTGAATGCCCGCTTTAACCTCGGTACGAAAAGCGCCACCCCAGTTTTCTTCGTGACGGGTAAGATGACCACCCAACCCAAGTTTCTTGCGGGCACGACGTGCTTTTGAATCGCCTTTAGATCTGTTACGTTTACCCCTAGCCGTAGGGTCGCCACAGTCTCGAATCCTACGCGAACCATCACGACTGGCGCGCCCAAGCGTTCCGAAGAGTGGGCAGCCCGTTGCGTTACATTTACTTTGGTTGCCTTCACAATACCCTTTCCTTTCATCCATGTTGTTTGAGTGCTTCGTTAAGTAAAACTCTAATCGTTTCAGATCTTGTCTTGCGTATCCGTTTGGATACCTTGTTGACCTGCTTGAGCAACTCGGTATCCAAACGAACAGCGATTAAAGTTTTAGCTATCTTGCTCACTTGTATTGGGTGATAAGCGCTGATGCTTCACCCTTGGTAAGTTCGTCAAGCTTTGTGATGTTGCGATTGACAGCTACGCTACAAACATCTGCGACTTCTTTGTTGTCGGAGATACCTTGGTTGCGTAACACGGCACGTAACATACCTAGTTGTTTAGGAGACGCTGCTTCCCCTGGGTTTTTGATAGAGATGTTTCGTGGTTGTTCTTGCTCACCATCTTCTACATAGGTAGCACCGTTACTGACCAGCTCATCCATGATTTCGTTTACATTGTTCTTTGGGCTGGCAGCCACAGGGGTTGCTCGCTGTACCTTCTGCATCTCTTCACGGCTAGGGCGTGCACCCTTGGCTGCGTACCCACAGTTAGCGAGAGCCCTGCCAATGGCGCTGGTCTCTGCGTTCTCTGCGTGTGAGGTGCGGTTTACTGGGCTTGCACCCCGTAGTTCTTCTGCATACCCGCTTGCTACTGGCCTTACATCTTCACGGTCAAAGTAAACCTCTGCTCGTATAAGGATGCGTGTGTCGTCGTAGTAGTGGATGGATGTAATGACCCGACCATCTGTGTGGTCAGCCCAAAACTTTACAAGTCTGTCTTCGACTGTTTCGTAATTATCTAAGTTGAACCCTGGCATTGTTATCTCCTTACCTTTGTTTTGAGGACACGGAATTCCGTATCCTTCCTGTATTTCTTTGACAAGACTGGATGGTCTTTATCAAACCTTGATGAATCAAACACGTTGCGTGTCTGTGTCTTCCATGTTACGACGATATCGCCGTTGAGTATTCCTTCCTCTGCTTCTTTCATCATTAGACCAAGCTCTGCTTTGAGTCCGCTTTCAAGTTCTTCAAGTTCTTTCTTTGCTTTCTTTACTTGTTCTAATTGATTGACAACTTCTATTGCTGTCGATGGAAGAATCGTTTGTGTACTTGATGACTTGTTGTACAGATCAGATACGTTATCGTAAGAAAGTTTTGCTACCTCAGGCACCAACCCTTGCTCAATTAAATTTAGGAACTCATCAACTGCGGTAATGTGAATCTGTTGTTCGTCAGATGTAATGATCTGTGTGTGCTGGTGTAGTTCAAGGTTGCTGTCAAAGATACGCCATTCAATTTGATTAGTACCTGCACAGATGGATTGTTGTACGCCCTGCCAATACCATTGACGTGGCAGTACACCTTCCCAACGTTTCTTGGTTGTCTTGATTTCAAACGGTATGCCATCGCTGGTGATTGCGTCAAGTGTGGCAATCATGCGAGCATCTCCATTCTCGAAGCAATACATAATGTCTGGGGTAAGCAAAGCAATGTCTTCTAGATCGGATGTCCATTGGATTAGGACTGGTTCAAGTCGGTTGCCTCGCTCCATTGCAGCGTTGGCTGGCTTGGGTTGCGGTGCTTCGTCAGCAAGTAGTTCTACTGCGAGATCTCCTGGTGTCATGTACTCGTGCTCATTGTGTACTGCTGCTGCGCTTGATGCAGCGATTCGTGATAGCCCTTCGGCGTTGCGCCAACGTACCTCTAACCATTCTTGGCTGCCGTGTTCTGGCTTGTTGATTGTGTATCTGTTCATCCTCTTCCTTTCGTGTAATACAAACGTATCACGTCAGGGGGATGGACACAACCTTTGATTCAAGATTTATTTGGATGCACTTGAATTCTTTGACCATTGCTGTGGGTATATGTAGAACATGGTCTACGTCATCGTTCGGGGTGATGCTCTGATATATGGTGATGTGTCCTTCTTTGCCACCGTCAGATTGGGGTAGAAGAAATCCTGCCGTGCGCACGAGCACGGGATCTTGGTCAAGGTCTCGTATGTTGGTCCAGGTTTCGCTACCCGAGTGTGCGTCGATCCACGTCACGTATATATAGGTGAGTTCATTCTTCGTCATCGTCGAGTTTCTCCCCGCAAATCGGGTTGCGCGGGCGCACACCTTTATTTACGCACGCGCACAGGCGCGCGTGTTTCACGGTTGTGCCTTCGGTAGGTCACACGGTCGTGGTTGCGGTAGGTATTCATAGCTGGCGTGAGACATGGACATGATG